ATCGAATGTCAGATGAAACATAGGGAGGGCAAGAAAAAATAAAATTATGGAAAACAATTTATCGTTACGAGACAAACATAAATGTCCGTTTTGCGGAGGAGTAGTAATCAATACAGGAGTGGATTTTTTTTGCGGTGATATAGATATTATTGGTTTGAGAACTGATGCAGAATGGATTTGTACAAATTGCAAAACCGAATTTGATGCTGAATTTGATCTTTCAATTGATGAAATTAGAAAAATTCATAACTTAAAAGCGGCATTCTTTGATAAACGTAGCAATGGTGTTAATGTGCTTGGAGAGACAAGCAATAGAATAAAAAGGTGATATAAAATGATTAAAAGACTTTATAATATCTGGTTTAAACGAAAAACAAAGAATTTTACTCGTATTCCGGTGTTTGTAATGACGTTTGATTGGAATAAATTTCAAAAGGGTGGGAAAGAAAATAGCTGTATGTTATATACATTGCATCCAGATATTGCAAAAGATGAATTTCTAAAAGAAAAACTCAGTGAATGCGTGGACTATATCCGTGATAACTACGATATGGAAATGTTTACAAAATTTTAGTGGAAGGAATTTCAGGTGAACGGTATTGAAAAACAAAAGAATTTTGGAATTGGAAAGGAAAAATAAAAGACTTGCAGCCAAAAACAAAGAACTCGAAGAAAAACTCGAAAAAGCCAATTCGATTGTTATGGCATATACAAATGAGTTGCAAACCAGAGAAGTTATAAAAGGCGTTTGGGAGACGCAATTGCCACTGATATCTTCTCCAATCTGATACGGAGCACAGTAAACAATGGTACAGTGATCAGCATCAGTCCGATTGCATCACAATTAATCAGCTTCAGACTGCATTGGATGTAATTATTGACCGATATGCAAATCTTAGAAAGATTCATGGGGTGAGATGATATGGAAGAGTTTAAGACAAAAGATGGAGTGATAAAAATCAAAGAATCGGTTTCGCTTAATAAATGGGAGTTTCCGATTTGCACAAGAGGAAGAATTGAAACAATTAAAAGACTGTCGAAAAAAGGACTATCTTTTTCTGGTGTTGCACATATTATATGCAAACAGAGAGCTTTTTTTAATAATGAATTTACGCAACAATCGAACGAACAGATGCTTGTTGATGCTTTACGATATAAAAATGGTTGCGTGAAAGTAACAACCAAAAAACTAATATTGGAAGAACCGTTCTATGATGTGGAACAAAACAAGACATTGATTTACGGGATTGAAGCCAATGGAGAATATGACGTATCAAATAATTATCTGAGAATGCATGGAATACCTGTAGCACGCAGAATTGCAGGACGAAAAGGAGTGAGAAAGCGTGAAAAACAATATGCGTCTACGTAATATTCCTTGGATAGAAACTGTACCAAAAAAATATTTTTCTCCGTTAATGAACGATATGTGTATTGTTCCGTATTGTAATAATTATCTTAAAATGCATGGAAAGCACAAAATAAGACAGATTGCCGGGAGAAAGAGAAAAAGAAAATTCAATAATCAATTCAGCAAAAACGTAAGAAATAAAATGAGGATTTATCTCAAACGGAAACATAAAGGTATTAAACATAAAAAGAATAGGAGATTAACGTGAGCATCAAATCAGCATTTGAATCAGAGGGAATAGATTTCTCTCAGGTAATGAATTCACTGGAGCCGTGGGACGGACGGGCATTAATAAAAAATATCAATGGCAAACTGTGGTATTGTTGTCCTTTTTGTGAGAAGAAAGCACTTCTGATTAGCCCAGAGACAAAAATTCAGCATCTTAAATTGAAATGCAAGGGTAGCAACTGCAAGAAAGAGTTTGAGGTGAATGTATGAGTACTTGTTATGATTGTGCGTGTTCAAAAATTGAAACAGACGGCAGCGATGCGGAAGGCAAAGCTGAAGCTATTAAGATTAAAGCTGAAGCTGAAGCGGAAGCAAATAGAAAAATTGCAGAATCACTTACTCCTGAACTGATTGAAAAGCAGAAAATTGATAAATGGAATGGTGAAGTTCCAAAGATTCAGGGAAGTAACACTTCTACCATCGTAGATACAAGAGATATGACAGTCGATGAGAATGCTGAATAATAAATAAATCAGTCAGAGAGCCACATGAGAGCCAGACTAAATCCTAAAAGAGGGGAGGTCTGGCTCTATTTTTATGTCAAAAATTACAGAAGGCTCATTTGAATGGTATCGGGCAATTTTAAATCAAATCATTAATGATGATATGACAGTCTGTCAAAATCAGAAGGACTGTCTTGATTTACTTTTGAATATGAATATTGACCTTCCTTTCAAGGATAATCCAGATGCACGGAATATGGCAATGAAAGTCAGTCGGTACGCTCATAATAAAGCTGCGAAACAGGCAGCAGTTACAGGAAGTGGTTCATTTGACGATTTGTACTGGCAGTATTTATTGATGGAAGCACAGAACTATCAGGTTGACAGCGGGCTTCTTTACCTTGAAAAGAACCGAATCCCGAAAGAACGATTCTACGAACCACGAAGAAATGTGTTCTTACAGCATAACATCATAGGTTCACTGCAAGACCTGATGGATGACAAATTAGATATATTTGCATTAAGCGTACCTCCGGGTTGTGGCAAGAGTACTCTGGAAGATTTCTTTTTATCATTGGTAGGTGGATGGTTCCCGAATGACTTTAACCTGTCTTCGGCACACAGTAGCATTCTGACACGTTCCCTTTATGATGGTGTTCTGGAAATTATCAATGATCCCGTGGAATACACGTGGCATGAGATATTTCCTAACGTAGAAATTCAAGGAACAAATGCAAAGGAAACTACAGTCAATCTCGAAAGAAACGGACGATTTAAGACATGGACATTTCGTTCTATTGATGGTTCTTTGACTGGTGCCACTAGATGCAATAGATTTCTTACTGCCGATGACCTTGTGTCTGGTATCGAGGAAGCATTGAACAAAAACAGACTTGATACTCTCTGGACAAAAGTGGTAAATGACTTGCGTTCCCGTAGACTTGAGGGATGCAAAGAGTTTTATATTGCCACCAGATGGTCAGTACATGACCCTATCGGAAAATTGCAACAACTATATGCCGGAAACCCACGGGCAAGGTTTATTGCAGTGCCGGCTCTTGATGAGAACGGCAAAAGTAATTTCCTATTTACGGTAAATGGATTCTCAGAGAAATATTTCAATGATGCTAAAGAATCCATGGATGAAATTTCTTACAACTGTCTTTATCAGCAACAGCCGGTAGAACGTGAGGGATTATTATTACCACCGGACAAATTAAAACGATTCTTTTTCAGTAAAGAAGACGTGCCGGATGGATGCGCGGATGAATACATTATCATTCCAGATAAAGATGCAGATGCAATATGGGCGGTATGTGATACAAAAGATAAAGGAACTGACTTCGAATCATTACCGATTGCATACCAATACGGAGATAAATTCTTCTTTCCCGATGTGGTGTTTGATGACACTACAGACTATGACATTTTGGATAGAAAGACAGCAGATATTTTGATAAGACATAACCCACATAAGATTCGTTTCGAATCAAATAATGTCGGAAACCGTGTGGCACACAATATCCAGAAAATGATTACCGGAAAGTGCCGAGCTGAAATTGAGCCAAAACCAACGTCAGCAAATAAAGAAACGAAGATTCTTGTAAATTCGGACTATATAGCAAAACATTTTTATTTTCTGCATCCAAGTCAGTACAAAGCAAAGTCTGATTACGGATTGTTTATGGCTAATGTAACTACGTACACTACTAGGGCAAAAGTACCACATGATGACGGAATCGATTCCTTGGCTATGATGGCTGAGTACGTACAAAATCCATTAGGTGGTAAAGCAACGGCAATGCAGAATCCATTCTGGGGAAGGAGATAGCATGGATATAAAGGAATATCTGAATCAAATTCAACGATATGAAAAAGTTATAAATAACAAACTGGAAGAAATCGAACACTTAAAATTGCTTGCTACTAGCATTAGTGCTTCGACGTATGGCATT